CTCCCCGGACCAACCATCCAGCCGTTACTACGGCAGAAGTTGAGAATATCCCAAACGATAAGGAAGTAACCTGAGAGATTAGCATTCTCTATAACCTTGAGTTCTCTGTCGTAGCGTGCCCTGTATTCTACACAGTTATCAGATGTAATAGTGCCGTCTTTCTCTAGCTCCAACCAGCCCTCTTTACACAATTCTACCAGATACTCACCTTCGCTGTAACCAACAGGACAGGGGAATTTAGGAAGCATTGGCTTACTGAGGATATTGTAGTTCTCACACTTGTCAAAGATCTCATCGAAGATATCCATCTTAGGATCATCCACTAGAATCTGTGCGGCCTCCATCCTGTCTTTTATGTAGAATTCGCTACACTCGAAGAACATCTGGTAGTCAGTAATGTCAGTGTTGTTTCGGATCAGTTGGAGACCGGGGATGACGTATATCCGCTTTACTTGTGACATAGTCTTCTTTAGGTGACCACATATCAAAACCCTGTGCAGTTCAGCTTGATCTCTCTCTACGTAATACGTATTTGGGAAAGCAGAACTCTTCTGATAGAAGTCTTCACCTGAGATTGGTGAGACAGAGGGATCTCTAGCCAGACAGATTAGGTTACCCTGATTAGCCAGCTTGACCAATAGCCCAGTGTCAACATTTCCCCTGTCGTCGAGGGTGGACACGATGCGGATTAGTTCCAACCAACCTTCTTTGTTCTTAGCAAAGAGGGTGAAACCATCAAACGTACAACCAATGATTGGCTTGATATCGTTCGCTATGCAGGCTTGGTAAAAAGAAACGGCTCCGGAGATTGACTTGTAATCAGCTATCCCGCAGGCCCGATAAGAATTCTCTGAGCATTTTTTAGCTAGTTGTTTGGGCTTTGAGAAGGCTCGCTGTAGAGAATAGTGCGTGTAATTGCACAACGGAAACCACTTCATATCTTGTCCTTGTTAGTGTCCTAATTCCTGTCTTCTCCTTTATTATAGTCCAGAATCTCTGAATGTAAAGGGTTACTTTGAGCGATTCTTGATTTTTCTGATAATTTCTGGCCGTACGATACAACGGAGACAAAATCAAGCATGTTCAAAAAAATACCCAAACCTGTCTATGTCTACAGAGTGTGTGTTTTCGACTAGTTTGATCGTCTCGTTATCATAGTAATGAGAATAATGAAGGTGGGTACTTTGATTCATTGGCGACAATTTAATATCCAGGTAACTTTCTATCTTATCAAGTTGTTCATATTTGAACCACACTACCCCTCCGGGGTGACGCTCGTTAACCCAATACATACATGGTTCAGTGGAAGTATCTTTGTAATCCTTTAAAAATTTATGAAACCCCTTGGTTATTACCTCTATGTTTAAATCGTTAGCCCATTTGCGGATCCCATCTTTATTACTTAGTTCTTCCACAGACGACGGGCTGTCTATAATCTTCCACGTCCTTTGTATATAAAAACAAAACAGGGATAACATTCTTTCCCAAGGATTTCTTGACACAGCAATCAATTCATAATCATTAAATTCGTCAGGTAGTGATCTACTGTTCTGATGCCAAGATTCGTCTGGTTTTCTTATACTATCCCACCCCTGATTAGATTCCATCAAAGCCCAATGAATTGACGTACACGCAGTTTTTGGAATGCGTATAAAAATCATCTTTTTGTCTCTATTTACTAACATAGTACTCCAACATTTTTTTTCGTAATTGCTTGTGTTTTTCTTGGTCTCCATACCAAACTTTTCCCGAAAGGTTATGTTCACTGACACGATAAAAGACAATGATATCTGATAAATTCCTAATCTGAACACCTCTCATTGCGTTGATACTGTAGAAAATTAAATCGCCGTACACATTCCTATCGAGACCTGACTCGTCTTGAATTTTTCTTATCAAACCGGCGTCAAACTCATCTACGACAGAGCGTCTCATGGCCGTTGAGGGGTTGTTTATAACCCACGATTTGGATAAAATGTACTGGTTTACATTGTAGGGATGTGAAGTAACCCCTTCACAATCCGGAGCGTTCATATCAATGAATGGTGATGTTCGATCAACAAACCTTTGTATTTGACCTCCTACTATTCCTATGTCTTTATTTGTGTCTAAGAAAGCAATCTGTTTCTCTATTCTGTTGGGCGTCATTATATCGTCGCCATCCATAAACACCAGAAACTCACAATCTTTGTCTAAAAATTTTTTCGCAAAAAGTCTAGCTGAGTCACACCCAAGGTTTTGCTCCGTCCTGACCAGTTGAATATTTTGACTAACAATTGATTCAAGAAATTTAATTGTCTCTAAGTTGATACTGCAATCATCTACAATAATAAGTTTCCAATGTTTATAAGTTTGGCTTTGAATACTCTGGATCGCCTCTTTTAACCAAAGAACATTCGTATTGTGTACTGGCATAGCAATATTCACAATCATAATATCTTGTTCCACTCTACTTTGAAATTTTCAATAGAAAAATTTTCTCGAATGTAGTCTCTATTTTTTGCTTCTTTTGTTGTCTCCTCGCACGACCTTATCGCTTTGGCCCACTCTGTTGCGTGAGATTTATATCTTACAATGGAGTCAGAAAACATACCTACGCCAACGGGGTGAGAAACTGTTGGTATACCATGTGCAATACCTTCCGCTACGGATAAACCGAAAGATTCGTCATAAGATGTAGATAAAGATAAAGAGCACGTTTTGAATAATTGTGAAACATCTTCTACGTGCCCGTAATAGAACACATTTTGTATACTGTCACTTAAAATCCTATGGTTGACCAAATCTCTTGCTTCTTGATCGAAGTATTGCTCTAACCAACTACCAGCTATATGGAAATTAAAATCTGGTAAACAGTTAATAATATCGGCAAGGACTTGGACACCCTTATATTTCTCTATCCTATGATGCCACAGGATATTTTTTGGGACCGGCCTTCTTTTTAATTCTTTATCGAAGAATACTGGTGGAGGTATACATATACCGTTATAATGTTTTGCAACAGTCTTGTCCACAAACACACTAACGTCTGGTTTGAGAATATCAATTAATATATCGTGCAGTCGGTTATGTCTAAATCCAGAGTGAGATACGTATATTATCTTCTTATTGAGTGGATTATCTCTCATGAACATTGGCAATGATTCATTTAAATAGTATGCCCAATAGATGATAATATCAGATTTTACATAAACTTCTTCCATTTCTTCTTCAGAATAACCAGTCGTCATACCCGTTTCAAGGTTATGGAACTGGGGAGGGTTCGCCAGTGGTACTATACCAGTAATATCATCACTAAAACATTGTGCAAAAAGTTTCATCCACGTAAGGGCACCTCCGGGGGCTATTTCACCTTGAATTAGACCTATTTTGTTTGATTTAAAAGTGTTCGACTTTAGATTATTTAAATCGCTTGGTTGCCAGATCGGCTCTATATTTTGGTAAGAGTTTTCATACCTTTGAGGCTCTATTGGACAAAAATCCCCTAAAGATATTTGTGACAGAACGGCCTCTCTAGTTTCTTGGTCCCTCAAAGAATTTACATGTATAAAATAAGCCTCTGAGGAATTGTACCAGAAACCATCTTCACAAGTGAATAGACAGTTCCACTTGAAGTCAAGTGGGTTAAAAACATCTTCGCCATAAACTAAAAGGGTCAAATAATTCTGGTCAAAGCACCACTGCTTAGGATATGTATCTGTGGGCTGTTGGTAGTATTTTGCACAAGACTTTGGTATAACCAAAACGCCCCCATTAATCATTACCTTGGGGTAAATTGTTCTACCATTATCTAAAAATTTTTCTGCCTGCTTGTCTGTTAGAGTCTTTCTTATTATTATGTCCTGCTCTCGTTCAATCCAACTGTAATCTTTTTGCGACCAGATGCGATATTCATCAAAGCCAGATATTTTATCATCTGGTGTTATCTCAAAGATATTTGGTGCTTTATCAGATACAAGTATATCACAATCTAAATACAATGTTTTTTCGTATATAGAAGTTACTTGTCTTACTCTATACTTGTTAGCCATAGGCCAATCTGGATGTTGATCTCCAGTTAGCTCTATGTAATCTGCACCGCATTCTTGTGCGTATTCTTTGATTCTCTGACGTGTTACTCTGAGTAGTTTCCTGGCTGCCTCGTTAGCTGGAATGACGCATATAGCTAATGTACTTTTGGGTTCTGGAATATCATCATAAAAATCAATAGTGCTAACTCTATGTTCCGACGTACTCAAACTAAGCACACCCCTACTCTTAGATGGTCGTAGATATTTTTCCCTCTCTGCTTGAGATGTATCTTGGCACCACTTCCAGTTAGGCGGTATTACACCCATCTCTTTTTTAAAGACCTTACACCAACCCGGACTAGAGCATTGACACTTGGACAAATCATTCATTAATAATCACCTTATAGGAATTGGTGTCCGACCGTTCTTTTTGTAGAAAGTCCGTCTTACACTTATTAGATTCTATCCGGGACTTTCGTAAAAACCTATGTCAAATCCGGGTCTGGTACATTTCTTGACGGTCTCTTCCATTCCGTGTTCTTTTATGTGTTTCTCTATAAATAGACACATATTTTCATCAGTTCCCTCCCAATTAGTCTTACAATAGTGGCACATTCTCGTACATTTGAAAGACCTACGACTGGGGTCCATTAGCTTAGGACTAGTGTTTTTCTTGATTTCCTCGAATCTCTTCTTGAGCATCCCCAGAAATCGCTCCTCATCGCTCTTATCGAAGCACATACTGAAGGGTTTTGGGTCCATTTCTCCCTCGGTATCCTTGCAGAAGAAGATGCTCATGATCCGATTCAGATAGTCTGGGTACAACTTGGAGATAGCATAGAAGTAGAGCAACAACTGAGGGTCACTACTTAACTTTTTGAAGTCTTTTTCTTCCCCAGTAGCCCAGTTCATACGTCGCCCGGTCTTCCAGTCAATAACCTCGATGGTTTCGTCATTAACCAGAGTCACAAGGTCAATGGTGCCCTTGATAGCAAGCTGACCCTTCACCATTTTACCATCAATCTCATACTCAAACTTTGCCCAGTCTTCTTCAATAGGAATATCAAAGTGAGGCTCAGGATGATGGATGTTGCGGAGGCGTGGGTCGAACTGACCGCCGTTCTGCCTAATGAACATGTAGACGGAACGCTTTACTTCTTTCAGGTCTCTCGGGTACCACTTATGATCCGTCATCTTTAACTTATAACACTCAAAACTTAACTCACACAACTCATCCAAAAGATCGTCGGTGAGCAATCTGTTCTTATCAATTTTTACTTTACCGCAGGCATCATCTTCAACTACCAGAAACTTGTTCTTGGGTTTGTCCTGTTGGAATTTCTTCAGCCCAGAAAGGATCTCCATAACCTTGTGGGCCATCGTCCCCATGTCGGCACGCTTATTACTCTTAGACGGCCAGCCTAGGTTGTAAGTGATGAAATACTGCATTTGGCAGTAGTCAAAGTTGGTATAGCTGCTCGACCTGATGTACGTAACGATCAAGATTATCTCCTAAATAATTGCTTGACTGACTCAACAAGGTGATCAACACTCTTGTCAGCGTTGTCAATAACGGTCTTGAATGGGTAATCATCTAACGCCGTTTCGCTTGAGTGCTTGTCGTCGCTAAAGGGGACTCGGTTCAACCTCCACAGGTCTCCACCGATTTTTGTTATTGCTTCTGCCTCATTGGGGAAACGGATATCCGCAATGATGGCAAGTTCTGATTGTTCTTGTTGAATTCTCTTAATACAGGAGTTGATCCAAATAGGACCGTACATCTTACGCATCACGTCAGTTCCGAGGAACTGCATGAATTCTCTGGCGGTCATTGGGCCGGGTTTGTGAATTAAAAATAACCCATCGTCAAACGATAGTATACCTTCGAACTTACGCTTGATAAACTCCTCATCAGTAACACTAGGAGTTAACATGTCAACGCAGTTGTAACCACCAGACGTTTCATTAAACAGAAAATTAGCCTCCTGAGGCACGATAACCCCCAGCATATTCTCCCAAAGAAGATGCTCCTGAAGAGTATTCTTCTGGTCGTCAGTTCCCCAAACGCATCCATGAGGAATCTCAAATAGCTCAACACACATGTGCTTGAGACTATCAGCGAAACTGTACAGCTTCACATAGGGCCACAGATTCAACTCTGCGTACTCTACGAATTCCCTGTCCTTGCGGGTAATGTCAAAACCGCCCCACCCCAAATTTCCGAAGGTGTCGTGGGTTAGAACGTTAAGGTCTCCCTCAGCCCCAATATTCCAATCTTCTGCCAACCCATATTTCTGGAGAACCAGACCATTGAGGATATTAGCAGTTGTGTTCTTACCAGCCTGCTTCCTACCTGAGATACCAATAACCTTCATTAATACAATCCCCTTAGTCCTGATAGAATGTTGTCTTGAATGTTCTCCACAAATAAGTTCCCCAAGTCTTTGGAGTGCATCTGCGGAAAGGTGAGTGTGAATAAACGACCGAAATCTCTCTTGATCTTGATCTTACCTTCTCTGCCCGCTGAGTCGTTATCTGTGAGGATTACGAGATTGGTAATCCCGCTGGTCAGCAACAGTCTCTTCTGCTGCTCTGATACCGACTTGCCAAACAGCCCGACGCAATTTACAACGCCAGCCTCAAACATTTTCCATACGTCACCCTGACCCTCTACAATGAAAAGGGTTCGGGTTTCCAACGCACGCTCAATAGCACGGTCCCAGTTATAGCAATAGTCAGTCTTCCTAAGACCACTTGAAAACAAGTACTTAGGCTGTAACCACTGCTCTGTGGATCTGGCGATGTATCCCATCTGTTTTCTCTTGAAATAGATAGGGATTATGGAGCGAAACTTCATGGGCGAACGTTTGTCGTCACAGTCTTCCACTCCAAACACCTTGAGGGTCTCTGACTTGAACCCACGAGCCTCGAAATAGGGTGAGCGACCGCAAGTGCTAACTTTATCGAACGTGCTCTCTGTGAGGGTCTGAGAGGGCTTATTGAAGATCTTGTTCAAATTGGTAAGGTGGTGGAACCTAACCTGCTTAGACTCAAAACCCTGAGCATCATTTATGTTATAGATCTGAGAAATAACCCTCAGAACATCACCAAAAGAGTCTGTGTCCAGAAGACCCTTAATAAAGCCAAAGATATCACTACCATAATGATCGTGACACCCACGAGTCCAACACTTCCAAACCTTGAACTTGGGAGAGATTGAGCATCCGTTACGGTTGTCGCTGCCATCGTGGATAGGGCAGCACATGAAGATGTTGTCGCCATCCTGATCATACTTTAAGTTGAAGTTATCTAACAACTTGTAAACATCGTCGAAGATAATATCCTTGACCTTCTCTAGGTTTAATCTCTTATCCGACGTGTTTGTTGTATTCATACCAGAGCAACCCTGTATTTGCTAGTGCGTAGGAAAACCACGTTAAAGCGTGTGGATAATCACCATGTCGGAAGTTATCTCAGCACAAATCAGGCATAGGAATGAGGCAGCGGCTATTGCGTAGATTGACATTCATCTCTCCAACTATTTGCCGCTTCTTGTACTTTGTTTATTACGTCGTTGAAAAAGTCGGCAAACTCATCCTGAGCCATATATTGTACTAGACCATCAGCCACATACCTCCATCTCTTAGTGCCTTTGTGGTCTACGTTAATCGCACCCCCAAGTACGCCATCTATTAATGTTTCGTTCATCTTTCCCCCTCGTCTGTGGTGGCATGTAGCCAAAAATATGTCCGCAAATAAACCCAACAGTAAAGGTTACAAAAGGTGCCTCAAAAGCCGAATTCTGCATAAACCGACTGACACTCAACTCTACCCCACCTATGGCGACCGCGTACAGGTCATATAACCCAAGGGTGATTACAAGTGTCGTGACAACCAGTGCTGTTCTAGTCATCAATTCTCCCTCCTTTTTATCTCTCAGGAAACGTACTTGATCTTCCTAGTCCATTATTCATCGTCTTCCTCAATAGGTTGATTGGCACCCTCTAGAGCACCATTGGGGTTAGTTCTAGCCTCATCTCTAGTACTGATTTCTGTGATTCTAGCGTGAGCACCGTCCATGCTGAAGTTGATGTAGTTGCCGTCCACCAATCCACCACCGTGTCTAGCTTTCTTAACGACAGCCTTGTGGGTTCCGCCCTGAGGACCATCTTCGGCTATTTCCTCTTGGGCCTTTGGCTTAAAGATAGCAAATGAGGTGCAAAGCCAGATGATGCGATCTGACCCAGCCGCCACCGACGTGTCTTCCCTAGTGATGCCGTCACGGTTCAACTGAATAAATGATAGACAGGCGAAATCATACTTAACAGAGAGGTTGTGTAGAGTAGTAATCTGAAACCCTAGTGCCTGATATTCTTGCATATTATTGGAAATACCAGAGGAAGACATGAGTTTGAGATAATCGTATACCACCAAGCAGTCGTTAGTACGACCCTCCTCATCCTGTCCAACCTCTCGTAGAATCCAGCGTTTGATAGTATTCACAATGGTCTCAAATGGAGCACCAGCAACACCAACGTAGGTGTACGGCAAAGACTTGATTTCTTCGAATGCCGCTTTGACGGCGAGGTACTTTTCCTCATTTACTGAGAACTGCCCAGTCGCAATCTCGTTAATAGGTACACCACTAATATGAGCGGCCAGCCTGTTCATATGATCTTCTTTACTCATCTCAGTATCCAACATTAGCACTGGAATACCGTTACGAGCATTGTGGAGAGACACATTGTCAGCAAATACAGACTTACCAACACCGGGACGTGCGGAGACGATATCGATACACTTGCGTCTTAGTCCACCTCCGATAACCGCGTCATACCTAGGATATCCAGAGGTCAGACCAATTTGGTCACACTTATTCTCTATCAAGAATTGTAGGTAGTCATCGGCACCATCGCCAAGCTGTTCTGGCTTTTGACCGTTCTCATCGTCACGTAAGAATTCCATAAGAGGATTCTCAACCAGACCAATGATATCATCAATGGATTCGTCCCCATTGATATCGTCAATACCCCTCTCAATCTTCTTGGCAATACGTTTGGCACTTCGGGCAAACTCAAACTTCTTAATCTGTGCCGCGAAGAAAAGAACATTGTCCTGCTTAACGGGAAACTCCATCAAGGAACCAATGTATTCTAACTCCTGATCTGTGTTGATAACATCAGATAGGTTGAGTTGTTGTGCGGCAGACAGGATGGCTGGCACGTCTACTACGGCCTCGTTCTGCAAGACCTTCTCAATACACTTGTAGATAACCTGATTGTTCTGATGAGCAAAGCTACCGTGATCAATAACATCGTTGATTTCTACATATGCGTCCAGTCCATAGCTAAACAGTCCTGCCAAGACGGCTCGTTCAGCACCAATGTCTGAGAGTTTCTGATCCATGCTAAACTAACTTCCTATGCAACGACCGCAGCGGGGGAATGAACCAAACAGCGTACTACCGTGTGCGATGAACGATTTCTTACACACATGACACTCAACCTCTACCACGTCAGGTGCTGGCCGTGAGCGTGCCACCTTTTCATACTTAGTGGGGTCAAAGTTCTCGTCTCGATTCTCTCCCTCGTCAGTCCACTGGTTACTCTTAGCCTTCACGGGTGTTCTATGACCCCTCTGATCACCGGGTGGAGTAACAGAGAAGTCTTCATTAACGGCTGACCCTCGCGTCTTAGGCTTGTCTATGACGGCCTTGGGGTGTGCGGGTATATCTTCTAAGGGGTTTTTATCCAGTAGTTGCGACAAGATCTCTTGTTTTTCTTCTGGGGACAACGACTCAAACAACGCTTTGAGAATATCTACACTCATTTTCGTCTTCCTTTTTCAATCAGGATATCAGCTTTCCTGCGTATGTTGTGCTCACGGTTTTCTAACTTCGCTAGTCTGGAGTCCGTGACTTCCTTCCAGTCATAGATTTTTTTAGCCAATTCGTTCTCTCTGAGTACCCTGCCAACCTTAATCTCATGCTTTGCAATAGTTTGACTATCAAATTCTTGAGAGTATATGCTATTTAACGTTGAGGCACACCATCTGGCGACATTTTGCTGACCAGCACGCTCACCAGCAATATGGTCGGCGTATTGGTAGAGCATAAAAGCGTAGTTGAAACATTCGTCTTGAGTTAACGTGTCTAGGGTCGCTAAGTCAAAAGTTTCCGCCATAGCAAAATCAGCTTTGAATACTGTTGGTGCGGCATTCTTCAGCGTGATATACTCATCAATTCTCCTGATGAACTCTTTAAGTCTGTCAGCAGCAGCACTCAATTTGCTTTCTCCAATATTCTTCGGGGTCACTGTAGTTGAAAACGATTAGTTCAATCTCGTTTATCTCACACCAATCAGCCTTGTTACGATCCCTCATTTGAGAGAAAAGAAAGCCAGCCTTCGTTTTGTGAAAGAACGGGGTGAATTCAAAGTGCTGTTGACCATGAACCTCTACGCCTATTTTAGCGTTCGGAATGTAGAAGTCAAGGTATAAAACAGATTTTAAGGCGGGATTGACCGTTCCCGGCAACTTTACCTCTTCGTAGACTGAATAACCCTTAAACTTTTCTCCAAGTATTTCCCTAGCGGCTCGATGATACTTAGAACACTTAGCTCTCTGCTTGGAATATTCCTTGAGATCCAGATTGTATTCCAGACCATTCAGTCCGGTTACTTTCATATTAGGATATCTCTCACTTGTTGAATAAGGAAGTCTTGTAGATCTTGATTTTCAGCAATGAAATCTGAAACATTGCTAATACCCTGAAACTTGAACGCCTTCGTTACCGCATCAGCATCCTCTGGGTTCACCTCGTTGACCTTGAGATACTTCTGGATGATTGGGTCGTCTTTGTTGTCAATGAAGCACCCAGCGGTGTACCAAGCACCCTTGACGGATATAAGAGCGAACTGCGTAGCTATGTGACAGATCTCCTGTGCCTCATCAACCCCGACCCCATACTTGATCCAACTCTCTGCGAGGCTGTTTGGGATGCCTCCAGCGGCAGACGTAAGGATCTTCCAGTTGGCTACTTGGCCGACGTGATTGCCAGAATCTTTTGGTACTTCCCACTTGCCACGATGAGTAATCACCATATTTGTACCAACTTGATACTGTAACATATTACCAGAGTCAGCCATTTTCTTTGGGGCAAAACGGCTACTACCAGTGTTAGCAATGTTATGGGTGATAAAAATCACGATAGACTTCATACGAGATACATCGCCGCTTACACGCTTAAAGAACATGGACAGCAGTCTCGGTAAAGCGTTTCGTACACATGTGCGAATCTCACCGTTTAACTCATCCTGAGGAACCATGTTTGAAGCTGAATCAATGATACACACCAAACCCGGCTCTTGCTTAATCAGGGTTTCCAGTGCGTTCAGGTACGTCTCAGCGGACACCTTGGGTTCTTTGTCTGTAGCCTGTACGATGCTAATAGCGTCAACATCCAGATCTTTGATACCTGTGAAGTTCTCTTTGGTCATCCGACCCTCAGTGTTTAGGTAGAACACCTTCTTACCTAGTTTTTGTGCTTTAGCCGCGAAGTACAGGGCTGTTGTCGTTTTCCCGGTCTTGGGATCTCCCGTGATATTGACACACTGTCCTTCTCTCAAGCCTCCTCCAAGAGCAAGATCTAGTGCGGGAGACACGCTGATAACATCAAATTTCTCCAGTGTTTCCAGAACCTCAGTTCCAGATTCAATAATATCACCATATTTCTTAGTAATACTGTCGACCAGTACGTCACCAGTTTCCTTAATCTTGCCCTTCTTCGCTGTTTTTTTTGCCATTCTCGATATTCCTTAACTTTTGTAGGATGTTTTTCTTGCCGTATGTCTTCTTGCGTACTGTTGGATTTTCTTTGTACACAACTTCTTGTTTTTCTGCCTCACTCTGTTCCTTCGCTATCAGGTGATACTTGCCAATTATCCTCTCCGCACTAGGATGGTTAAGAGAGAATATCTTTCGGAATTCATTGGAAGTAATAGCTTTGACAATACCGGCTTCGCTAAACTTCTTGATTAGCTGGTTAGCCCTGAACAATTGACGTTTGAAAGTCCAGTCCCACGGTTTTCTATTCCAAAACTTATGTGGCAGTGAACCCTCATTCTTGTTCTCCGCGTTTTTCTTACACATAATCTCAGCCACGTAGGCCGCACAGGTACAGTGGCCACCTGTTGATTCATGTTTATACCTGCTCTTGTCTGTTCTTTTTCGTTTTTTCATTGTAGATCAAAGCCTCGTCGAAACAGTTGTCTAATGTGTCTTCGTACTCTTTTTCCTTGATCAACTCTGGTACAATATACATACGCTTCATCATCTTACCGTCAGACAGTACGCCAATAGTAAGATAGTGTTTCGTTTTCTGACCCATAGTACCCAAAACCGACCTCACAACATAAATAGCGTCAGCTTCTGCCACATCTATTATAGTTCGGTTAGAGCGAAATTGCAAGTGTAAATCCTGAATAAAGACGGAATTCTTTTCACAGTATTCCTTTACGTCAAACCACTCGTCGTAGTCTTGGCAGAAAAAGTGTTCACCATTAGTAGTCATCACCTTAATGAAAACATACTTAGTGTTACTCTTCTTACTGCGATAAAATTGTGCCCATCTTTGATTATCCATGATTTCCCTTATCTAACAGTGGTGGTACATTTGCTGGACCGAGGTGTTTGAACCGGATCCTTCCTCATGCCATCAGCCATTTCCGCCGCATTCGGCGTCATGACCGTAGCCCCACCCGCATCGTTTCTGGCGAACTGATCGAACACTCTACCTTTACCCTCAACCTTTGTGGGAACGGTATTATTCTTAGGTAGTGTACTGATAAACTTTTTGATTGCAATTTGTGATCGGTCTAAATCCTTACACAGTTCCTTTACTCCTAAATCTACATGATTCTCAATGTAGAATTTTTCTGCCTTACTGAGCGGTCCCTTCTTAGTCATTCAAAAATCCCCTTTGTGCCTTTGTCAGGTAAATAGAATTGTTAGTCTTGAGGTAAGTCAAGTACAAATCGAACGTATTCTTGGAAACTCTCTTCATTTTGGTATCAAGATTACGTTGTCTCTTACTGTACGGCCCCATGGGGTCGAGCAGTGTTCCCGTGTGTGTCAGGACGTAGTAAACCATAGCACCCCCCGCCTCAGTGTTAGAAATCGTCTTAGCATAGTGCGGTACCTTATGCTTGTTTTCTTCACCTACTAGAGATCCAGTTCTGTCGAACAGTTCTTCTTTTCGCGTATCTGAAATAGCGAATGGCTTGTTTACATAACGCATCTGTGGTTTTTCTGTCATTTCTTACCTTCCATAACGTAGCGTAGTTTTTGATTAGGAGACATCTTATTAATCTCCTTACTGGTGGCGTCACCGCCATGTTTGTCCACCCAAGTCTTGGGTTCTTCCGGAGTTTCCTCACGCTTCTTGGCAGCCGCTTCAGCTATTCTGGTTTTGTTAGCCTTAGTATTCTTAGCGGCTAACTGACCAACGGTCTCCACTTTCTTTACCTGAAATCCCAATCCACCGGAAATAACTCTAGACAACGCTGGTTCCCCACACGCTGGACATATCTCTAGTGGTAGATCGGTCATCCCCTGTGTAACATCCTCAAGGAAATGCTCACACCCTGAGCACTCATAGTCGTAGTCTGGCATTCAACTCTCCAACGCTTGAATCACTTCACCTAAGATACCATTACGCTGAATATCTCTATATGTTAATTCACAAATAGCACATCTATCAATACCGCCTATCTTATCAATAACGGACTGTAGACCGCTTCTACCACATAAGTCATCCTGATGGGTGTCACCGTTAATGAGTACTTTAGAATTCTGTCCCATACGAGTGATAAACATTTTGATTTGCTCAAGTGTACAGTTCTGAGCCTCGTCCAGAATCATATATGTGTCATGGAAAGTTGCTCCACGCATGAGTTCCAGGGGGCGATATTGAATAGCACCATCGTTTGAGTAGTGACCGTAGAATGCCTGACCAAGAAAATGCTTCAGATTCTCTTCCATTGGCAGTAGATACGGTGCGATCTTTTCATTCATCTCTCCCGGCAAAGAACCAATTTCCTTGCCGGTACTAACAAGGGGTCTCGTAACAATGACCTGTGCGGTTTCGCCCTTATGCAGTTGGTGTGCCGCTATACCGGCGGCTATAAAAGACTTCCCAGACCCAGATGGTCCGGAACAGATGATTATGTCATGCTCAATGATAGCTCGGATGTAATCTTTCTGATTAAATGTTTTAGCTTCAAGGGCAACAAGTTTAGGTTGCTTCCCCTTTTTAGATTTTCTCATGTGACCCCTTATAGATCAGATTCTTTGACGAAGATTCCGTCGATCATTTTGCCTTTACGGTCTTTAATGTCTTCCCATGCTTTTGCAAGACAGTCTTCGAGAGAGATATTGTTTCTCTCAGTAATATTCAGCATAACGACTAACATATCCCCAATATCATCCCTGATATCCTTACCCTTACACACGCTGTCGGATAGCTCACCTAACTCTTGAGCGAGTTTTAGGGTTTGGTCCTTATCTGTGCTACCGTCTATTAGGTTTCGGTCATGGTGCCACCCAATGACATCATCAATCAACGCCGCGAGGCGGTACTTGTTAGTAGTATATTGAATAGGTAACTCATAGTTATCCATTAATCGTGCCTTCGCCCCGCGAAATAGACCATCCCTATTTGCGATAACACTGGTAACGTAGAAATTATTACCATGTTCATCTACTCCCGCCTCACATACACCAGACATAGGTATATCAAAGGTTCCTGCTTGCCATCCAGTCAACTGGGCCATTCTCGCCGTCTGATCCGCGTGCTGCTCTGTCATAGTTTCATATCTCCAAAGTCCATGTCTTCCAAATCGTTCTTACTAGCACCAATTTTGTAACTGGTGATCTCATGTTCCTGAGGGGCGACCTGTACAGATTCGCTACTCATCCAAGGCTCAGTCCAACCAGCAATAGGGTTTTTGCCAACGTTGTCGTATGGCAGGCCAATATTCTTACGGCGTGACATACACAACCAATCAATATACTGGTGAAGAACATCGTAACGCTGAACACCAAGGTCTTTCCCTAGGAATAAGGGTTGACTCATAGGGTCCACATGTTTAAGATTGAAAATTGTTTTCATTGTCACTCATTACCAAAGTAATACTGGTACTATTACTATGTCTTTGATTGAGGCGTCCCGCATGGTTACGCTGACCGTTTCACTGTCCGTTGAAAATTTAAGGACAATATCATACCGCTTACCCTTTTGGATATCCGTAAGGTTAACTTGATCACCGTCGTTTGGGAGGAACACTTCTACGGATTTCATCTCATAGTACACTCTCTGTACGTAAAGTATGAAAACGCCAGATGGAGAATGAGAATTGTCTTCTATTACACGTCCCTGCTGACCCTCGCCCTCTAAGACATTGGTCTGATCGTTAGGTTCCGGTTTTGGGTCAGCGACCACATCCCATTTCTTACTCTTACCCTCGAAGAAAACCGTCTTTTCTTCTGTCCTCTCTTCATCTGTATAAAAAGCAAACTCACCCTCTATTATGGGTTCTTCATCTATATCTATGAAAGGTTCTAACTTTCCATTCCCCATTATAGGGTCTAACGTAAAGCTGGTAGTCAGCCCAAAATGAGTAAGCCCAAAGTGACTTGGAGCAGCCGTCCCCACTACGGTAGCTACCAGAGGCTCACTAATAGGAAGTAAAGCCCCAGCAAATAACCCGCTCAACGCTTTGTTAAATGTTCTTCTATCCACGGTATTTTCTCCCGTTAGTTGTTTTCGTCTGCAAAATCATTGATACCCTTCCTGATTTGTTCCCCTTGATCTATTTGTTCTTCGGTTATTTCTTTCTCTCCATAGCTCTGTGCGGACCATCCGGGAGGATCACTCTATTATATCCCTCAGACCCCGTATTGTCAATAGAAAAGTACAAAAAAAGTCCCCTCGCAGCATAAAAGCCGCAAGAGGACTATGAAATTGAATCTACTTCTTAGTCGAGAGGTTTGTCAGGCTGAACAATTGTCACTTCGATTCCCTCTCCAAGCTGTATGGTGGCAATCTTCTTGCCGTCTTCCACTTTGAACTCAACCATGTCAATGATGGTTTTAACCCTTTCGACTTGTTCTTTTGTCACACCTAGATGTTCAAGTACTGTGTCAACAAGGCGACCTGTTATTGTCATTGACTTGTACCCCACGAAATAGCGGTTAGGATCTTCACAAGTCGTTCACGGCGGTCACCATCTAATGGTATATTTTCTTTACCGATAGCAGAAATCACTGCTTTATCGATAGCTTCACCTAGATCTGGGTAGATGCCCTTGATATCTTGACCAGCAAAGTTCATCGCACCAGCCATGATATTGAATTCACGGAACTGACCGGTGCTCTTTAAGAAGCCGGGGTCAGTCTCGATAACGCTTGCCATCTCAACGAAGAAGGGTCTGAGTACAGATGAATGCTCTTTGCTAATATCAATGTCTACAACGTTTTTAACCATCTTCTGGTATAAATCGGACGGTTCGTCTACGACAACTACGTCTGGCGTGTTTGGGGTAAAGTCTACGTTATCCTTTGCCCACTGAACTAATTGTTCCCCAAAGAGACCTGTAAGTACTAAAATGAAGGCGGCGATAAGTCTTGTTTTTTTGTTCATAGTTCCACATTTCCTTGAACATCTTTACTGCTCGTGTCTGTAATACTGCCACGAAGGCCCCCAACGTCAGTATGCCCAGCCCCATCCTTGACAACAAATAGTGGGAAGATCTTGTCCAACTCAGAGATAGCTTCCGTCAACCCGCGATTAACAAGTTGGTTTCTGAGATCCTCCCAGCGTGACACTACAGTGCATAATGAATCTTCAGGGCATACCTCTGGATGGTCATTCTTTTCCGACGTAGGAACATCTTCTTTTTTCTCGTCCTTGACCCGCTTTAAGATTTTAGGCGAGATACCCTTAATCTGCCCCCAAAATGTGCTACCTCCAAGTAGTACTCCTAGACCAACTATGATCATCTGAAATGCCGTCACTACACTGTCCCCCTATAGGTTTTTCTTAAATGAGTGGTAAGAACTAATCGCTTCGGTTAGTTCTTTTTCGGAAAGTTTTTCTGAAACATTGAGTAACGCGTTGAAGGCGGCTTTTCTTTCTCTGAAAGGTAATCTTTTAGCAATAACTCTTTTCATGACAAATCTAGCTATGAATCCCGGACGCTCGATAGAACTCTTGATGGATTCCTCGTTGCTCCCACATCGATATAGAAGTCTTATTAACGTAAATATGATCTTGAATATTGTGATCAGTATCATAGGATCTACGCCAAAGTTTTTATCCTCTGACTTAGCGTAAACTAACACACGTGCTGCCAATTCTGTCAGCTTGTCGTCATTCATCAATTTCAGCCTTTAAAATGGAAAGTACTTCTTGGTGCGTCTGAAAACCCTCAACTCTTTTCACTGGGCTATTCAAATCGTCTCTCGCCACGACCAACATGGTTGGGTAGGCACCAATCTTATAGTACTTGAAGAATTTCGAATAGTCCTTTTCTTCGTCGTCTTCATCCATTATATAAAGTGTTATCCGATTGTCAAGCAAAAACTTCTCTAATTCTGGATTTGCCCATGTTTTTTTCTGCATATCTATACACGGATGGCACCAACTGGCACCCATATGGTAAACCATAATGTTATTTCGGTCAGCCTCGTCTAGTAGGGCAACTCCTCCGAACCGTCCGTTTGTTTGGGCGTTTTGACCCTTGACGCAGTTGCAATTTGACTTCTTGCAACCGCACTGGCACTTTTTTGCGATGGGTTCCGGGGCTTTATTCTTACAAGCTGGACAACCGGGGCACTCCGTCTTGTGACCGTCACCATGAGTGATCCATCCAGTTCCATCACAAAGGTCGTTTACTGGGGCTTCTGGAGAATCTCCTGAGGTCATAATAGCTTTAGCTAAGTTTACTACCACGTATGGTCTATAAGCCCATGATCCTGATGAGGATGAAGTAAATACTAATAATGTAGCAAAAAGTAAGTTTTTCATTTTATACCCTACAAATATGTTGAAGTACCGTAGTCTAGTAAATCCCTGGCAGGGAAATCGTCTACGTTACTAAAGACCCAAGACCCCTGACTAGCCAGCATTCCTCTTGCGTCCTTTTCGCGAATCCAGAAGCTACCATCAGGCTGTCCATGCACCTTAGGACCGGAATTCCATCTACCCCAACTGTTTTGTACAAGGAATAGTGTTTCATTGAACCTGTCGTTCGTGTCATCACAAGCAATCCACGCCATAGCGTGTGACCAGCCACTAGATCTCTTTGCTATGCCCTTGGCGTCTCTCCTAGAAGAAAAACCGTAACCAGAGCATACAGAGAGGGCATACCCGTTAGAGAGGGCGTCTCGTGCCTCCTGAACGGTCGTAACCATACTGATCGTCTTGACTTGGTGCTTCTTTGCCTCAGTCGTATAGATAGACGCTGGGATGCGTTTTCTTGCACCTAGACTGGAATTGTAGGTTGATAGGTCTACTTTACCGTAGTTCTTACGGAGTAGAATACCTCCCTTACTGTTCACGTATCTGGCCGCACCGGAACAGGTCATCCCCTGGCCGCTATGACTTCGTGATTGATAGATACCCTCTGTAGCACCTCGTGCCTCAAAAGACTCTGATTCTCCCTTTACGTGGATTTCAACAGCACGACTGATATCCAAAGCGTTTCGTGTAGCGTGGCTAACACAGTCGCCGGTCGTTTGTTTTTCGGCGGGTCCAAAACCCGGATCAAATTTGAGTAATGACTTAAAGGGAAGGGAGAGTTTCCCCTCCCCCGAGCCACACAACCCGAAAGCTGCTGGACCAAATAAGGGAGTCTTTAACTTACCAAGTAGCTCTGCAGTCTCTTTAGGGTCACATATGCTCCCCTCAAAACCATCACGATAAGCGTTTAAGAGAGAACGTGGTGTATCAAACTCCCTCATAACTACTCCTTGTCGTCAGTGTTATTTTTCATCCACTTAATAACAGTGTCAAGAGCTAGAGCAATGACAGGTACTACAAGAGCACCCATATTGCCCAAGTCTAGTTCGCCAAGGTTTTGCATTACGTAAGTTACAGCGGCAGCACCGCCAACAAGTAGTGCGTTTTTACCCAAATTACTTAGGTCGGAAATATCAAGTTTGAACTTTTTAGATCCCATTTGTTACTCCTGTATCTTGATGTGAATTAGAAATCCTTCATGTTGACCATCATCTAATCGATAAGGGTGTCCAATGAAGCGAAGTTTCCTTTTATCTACAGATACGGTTTCGATATCAATTCTTCTGCTCATCATTAAGCAGGAACTAAGTTCGTCTAAGAAATTCCCTCTTTCTTCGTCGTCTACAACCGTAACCCAGTCTAATCCACCGCTAATGTCGCCCTGACCAACAGTCTGTTGGTAGAAATTTTCATTAGCCCAGATTAGATTTCCTTCCCTGTCAGTCTCAAAGAGACATCTATCCTGATAATGCAACGCTATCTTCGAACGTTGATCAATAACTGTTTGGCGTACTTCCATGCGATCACAGGTGTTAGAAAGTTTCAATACCATATCTTTAATAGAACCACCTCCGTTGTAACTGACTTCGGATTTGATTTCTAAGATACTATTCTTGATTTCTTTCTGGTCTTTAAACCAAACACGAGTAACTTTGAAGAAACGCCACAGAAAAATGATAGCAGAGCCAATCGCACCCACCAGAGATGCGATGGCTACAATTTCGTCTATGGTGATGTTCATAATGACTCCTACGAACGAGCCATCTTAGGATTCGTAAGAGTCTTGTGCCTTGTAGTCGTCACTCTGAGGATTTTTGCCACCAAACATATACGTCAACTCACCCGGAATAGCACGGGTTGTGTTTGCGGCAGCGTCGGCAGAAGCCTCATTTCCAGCACCGCTTGGGCGGACAAAGTCAGAAGCAACACCGGTATTACCGCTCTTAGTTACAAACGAGTTGTAACCAGACGCTGGTGCAGCTAAAACGTCTATATCTACAGTGCCATACAGGTGTGTACCTGAAGCCTGCATAGTAGATCCTCTGGAAGGATCAGCACCGTGTACATCAGCAGCACCACCAATCAGCAGTGTGTTAGCTACACCACCCAAGGTAGTTGTTACATTACCACCTTGAACAACCCACTCAGTGGCACCAGCCTGATAACCAAGCTGAGTAGTACCTTCTGTTATAGCACCGGGAACAGCACCAGAAATACCAACTTTGTCAGTATATTGAGATCCTGTACCATCTTGTGCAATTACCTTAGAACCATAGCTTTGACCTACGTCGTCAGCTAGTACGGAAAGAACAAGGTTGTTGTTAACAGGACTGTCTGAGGCGGGAGTTCCGCCGTGTACAACAGTTCCACCATCACGATTTTCAACGGCTGGCTGGTCGCCAGCACCACTTGGAGCTACAGTAGCCACATTAAATCTCCTGTAAGTAAAAATGAAAAGTTTTAGATTTGTCCGTGTCCGACTGTAATTCCAATTCCTGTGATATTATACACTTTTTAAAAGCGAAACTTTCAGTTTTTCCAGATTTTTCTGAAGTCTAACACGAATAGTCTCGCCACAAACTTGCCTATCTTCCGCCAATTCCTTGATCGTCATGTTGTTATAGAACCTATCCATTATAAGTGACGGATCTTCACATGTTGCCGAAATGGTGTCCAACATGTCAATTTGAGCGACCGGATCGTGCTTATCTTCAATGTTTTCATGAAGAACAGCGGCTTTTTTGGATTTATTGAACTTTCTTTGGCTGAGACACTCGTACACCACACCCGTATGTAGGTAGGAAGTGAATTTGGTCCCATTACGCTTATTGTACCGTTCTGACGCCCTCCACAGTGCGTTTAAAATACAACTTTGGATCTCATCCTGTGACAAAACCGTAGCAAAAGATGACGCCGCACTGTATGCGATGTTCATTACGTCTTCGTCATTCAGGTACTTCTGGATTTTCTTGTTCATGTGTTTTTCCTTTACTTGTAATAGTTTGTTCAATCTCTGCTCTGACTTCGCCGAAGTCGAACATTCTTCCAATCCCAACAAAAAACCTATATCTACTACAGATTTTTAAAACTTCCACGCCGCTAGTTTCGCTCAGTGTGTCCCTTATCTCCTCCGTTATGCTGAAGTTGGTGTGTCCCATCCAGCAGTTAAAATTTGATGCTATAGAGATATTCTCCATTAGCCGCTCGTTAATAGGAATGAGCAGTTGGTCCTCTTTCCTATCTTGTTCATCCTGATAAGGCACGCCTTCTTCTTCAGAGTCTTCTACCGCTCCCTCTTGTCTGTGTAACATGTCTAACAGTGGAGACTCAAGCTGACTTTGTAGTAAATCTTCGTATTTTTGCCAACCCACTTTGTTATTTGTTTTCATGGTAGTGCCCTTAAAAAAGGTCTGTAGGTTTAATTACTGGAGTATCTCCAGATTTCCTTTTTGTTAAGCCTTCCTCTTCTCCCTGTATGTATTGACCGCCATCCTCAAGGATAGTCGATTTAAGTATGACTGATTTGACAAATGTACTGAATTCATCCAATTTTGAGTCTCTTTCGAAATTCGTTTGCAGGATCTGCATAGACTGTACCTGAAAAGCCGTCGTTGGAATAGAGGCGATTAGTAGGGCGAACTTCTCCATAGTTTCTGGAGAGTAGTCATCCATCCCGACGTCTATGACTATCTCACCATCCTCATCCACGCTGTAGCAGACGCACGCAGGACGACCCTTATTCCCAAAGGACTCCTTCGACGATTTTGTCTGCGGTGTTTCTCCAAGTGAATTCGCTGGCGGTGGAGATCCCGGCTTCTGAGATTTCCCCCTTGTAATTAGCTGCAAAGGCCAGCATAGCGTCCGAAAGATCTCGTATAGTATTTTCATCAATTTTTGCCCATTTTCCTTGTCCAAAGAACCACTTGTTGTCGTAAGCCGGTTCGGTGTTCTCGATGTTTATAGCTGTACAGTTATCAGCATTGCAAAACTCTGTATGAGCAGAATAGTCGGTGGCAATTACGTGTCTACCTACTGACATCATCTCCAGTAGCTCCAGATTCCAACCTTCTCCACGAGAAGGAAAGACTCCACAGTCCGCTTCCGCCATCATATTATACACACCTCCCTGTGTCTCAGCCCTCGGAATAAGTTTTACTCCGGGGTGAGAGTACAGAGATTCCCACCTCTCATCCTCCCCAGTAGTGTTGAATGGGTTGTGGCACATCATTCTTAGCTCGATATTGGGATTCTGCTCGTAGGCCAACCTGAAGGCTCGAATCAGGATATCGTGCCCTTTACGCACCTCCCATTTCCCACAGTTAAAGAAAACCGTCTTATTTTTAGGGTGTTGCTGAGTCATTGACGGGTTAGTGGGTAAAAAGATAGATGTGTCTACACCCAGAGGTACTACGTGAATGTTATTACCCAGTCCATGATACTGAATAACACCCTTGGCCCACTCTGAGCATACCATCAGTTCATCGCAGGACCGCATTTGATGTAATTCCTGCTTCGTGAAGGTGTCTAGCTCGAAGATAGGGAACCCTATGTGTTTTCCGCGACCAACGTGTTGGGCTAGGTCAAACTGGTGCCACAGACGCACTGAGGCGGCTTCTGGGTTGTACCCGTTTTTGGCTAGGTCAAGAGATCTCTGTACTATCGTATGGTCTTCTTGACAGGAAACGCTAATGCTCTCAGGGCCAGAGATAGGATACAGGGATACTTCAACACCACGATTCCAAAGTGCCTTGAGGATATTGAGACAAGTAATCCCATATCCCAATTGATTAATCGGTCCCGTTAAATTTAATTGCATTTAGATACGTCCTCACAGAGTAGTATAAAATAATCCTGATCATATGTCTGTGTCAATCACAATTTTCATTTAAACACCTCTCTTACAAATTCCTCTACAGTTTTTGTCTGTGGCTTTTCGGTCAGAAACTTATTTACGGTGCGTTTCGCTGTTCTGCGTCTTTCTCCGAGTCCCACTAGGGCATCCACACAGTCATTATAAGCTGGATGCTTCTGACGCTCAGGAAGTGGGATGGGTTTAGCCTTAGGTGAGGCGTTCTTGCCCTTCTTCTTTTTCTTCTTCTTCTTCTTCTTGACTTTGGGTAGCTCAACAGCAACTACAGGTGGTGCTTCAGGAGGGTCGTCTATGTACCCTAGATCAAAACGCTCTGGGATCTTTAGGGGTTTGACAGATTTGTTAGTAAGACCGTTGACAAAACAGATAAACCAGAAGGTTCCAACGAGGGAGCTACACAGTTTAACCAATAGGTCTATATGTCTAGGGTCGTCCATTTTAGAATTCCGCTTTCAGAATACATCTACTGTCTATAATCCCAACACCATACTCTTGATATGCGTAGAACCCGGCTGTTTCGGGCTTATGGACAGGGTCGTCGTCGGGTAGTAGCCCTCATACAGTTGGAGCACTTCGGCTGCGGTGATTGCCCCTGTCGAGCACTTGCACATCATCTTATGATAGTCTATATCGGCTGTATGTCAAGGGTTTCTTTAGAGTATTTACAAAAAAGGCCTCGATAGTTTCCCATCGAGGCTGAAATAGCAGCGTTTATTCCCGTGAACATCTTCGAAAGAAGGCTGCTATCGTGTAAAATGGAAGGGCGGGATTTACTTTATTTACCCGCAACTTTCAGGGCCAGTTGTGTCAATGTCCCTACTCGAACCGCTATCCACTGCCTCAGTCAGTTGACCCTTGGCCTTCATAGATTCGCGTGCTGTTACCGTCACTGGCTTGCTCCGGTGTTTTCAGCCACCTTCCGCCAGACAGGAGCTACCCGTCTGAATTCTTATTCCTCGGCGTAATCTGTGATGGATCAGGACCAAGGGAGATATCGTCTGCCATAATACAGACGGAACTTTTCTTGTTCTTTTCTTCATCCTCGTAGTTGTCAATCTTTAGCTTACCAGTAATAGCTACGCAACGGCCCCTAAGAAGCATAGGATTGAGGTTTTCTGCCATCTTACCAAAACATAAAACATTGATAAACAACGTGTCATCGTTACGATGATCATTGACGGCTAACCTAAACTTAGACATGGACGTTCCCTTTCTCGTCGCTCCAAATTCCGCATCGCTAGTTAGCCGACCTGCTCCGTTCCAACAATTCTGATTCATCTGATACTCCAAGATTTACAAATTCGGACTGATAATTGTTACGCACTCTCAGGTGTTGTGACCGGTTCACCGACACCCAATGTAGAACGTCCTTGCTTCAAGTAAAGCGATAGTCGTTCAACCTCTGCTACAATGGCTACTCGCTTTTCCTCAAGACCAACGATTTCTCGTTCGACATTCATGAGATGAACTCTTGCCATTTCCTCTACTGACGCCACCTGTTCTTCTGCCACTTCTCTGTTTCTCCGGTTTAAAGGATTGTGTTTAGTCGTTATATTATAGTCTACAACCACCTAAAAGACAAATCGTTTTTGGAATTTTTAGACTATATCGAGAAAAAAGACCGGCCCAAAAGCCGGTCTCGGGTGTTTAAGCATTCTATCTTGAGTAATGCTTCAAAGTACGGTATTGGAAGGGTACAATAGCGACCCCTGCTACGGACCTACGCCGTTCCAACTCCCGTTGCTGTGCCTCAATTTCTTCTTTCTGACGCTGAATGATAGCGTTTTTACAGCGAACCCTCTTAACCGCACAGAGTTCCTCAGACGTGATAAACGCTGGAACCCTACGTGTCGTCAGTGACGACTTCAGACGAGACTTCATCAGGCAAAACCGCTCCTTCAGTTTCACACAGATAGACGGACGCTCAACGACGTACATCGCTGGCACTACCACTTGAACCTCAGTAACACAGGGATCATCCGCCCGTGCTGAACTCACTGAAGCTACCAGAGTAGCAAACAAAATAAGACCTCTCATACTTAATTCCTTTCTAAAAGATCAAAAACCGATGGAGACCGTGGTAAAAGAATTGGAGGCGGCGGAAGTCGAATCCGCGTGTTGTATAGGTTTCAAAATCAACAGTTTTTACATGTTTAGTGCCTAAGGCACGGTTCTTGCTGTTAGCGATAGTTCCCGAAGGATCTCTCTATGGTTGGGTGATGAGGCCCATAGAAGCCTCACAGCCTACGCTGCAAGTGCAAAAGAGTTTACAGTTATCGTTTGGTGTGGTTTTTAGCTAGCCCCCACGCCACCTAGCACATGTTGTTGAAGTCTCCGTCTACCAATCAATTCCAGTACGCCCCCGTACTACTTAGTCCGCAAGCGGACAGTGTGATTGACAGGAGTCGAACCTGCATAAACCGACCTGACACCCAATTTATGGGAAATAATACGAGAGTCAGGGTGAGTC